TCTTGGCATAAATGTTATTTGCATCTCCATAAAACCTTGGAGATTTGATGATGCTAGAAACGCTGCCCTTGCTCATATTCCATCTGATATAGATTATTGCATTGCTTTAGATATTGATGAACAATTACAACCGGGTTGGCGAAATGAACTTGAAGTAATTGATCCGAGTGTAACAAGACCAAGATATAAATATACTTGGGGTTGGAATCCTGATGGTTCAACCGGTCTTACTTATGGCGGAGATAAAATTCATTCTCGCATTGGCTATCGCTGGAAACATCCAGTTCACGAAACTTTGACTTATCAAGGTGAGGAAAAACAAGTTTGGACAAAACTTGAAATTCACCATCATCCTGATGATTCCAAATCTCGCAGTCAATACTTTCCATTGCTTAGACAAGCTGTAATTGAAGACCTTGCTGATGATCGAAATTGTTTTTATTATGCAAGAGAACTTTATTTTCACAATTTTTACACCGAAGCAATAAAGGAATTCAACCGGCATCTATCACTTCCAAGAGCAGTTTGGAAACCAGAGCGAGCTGCATCGATGAGATACCTTGCCAAAATGGATGTTGAAAATAGACAAAGTTGGCTTCTAAAAGCAATGGCAGAATCGCCAAATAGTAGAGAACCAATTGTTGATTTGGCTGAGTATTATTACTCTAAAGAACAATGGCTTCAATGTTATTCAATAGCTCATCAAGCCTTATTACTTACTCAACAACCGCTTGAATATCTTGTTGAACCTGATGCTTGGGGTTATCTTCCACACGATTTGATTGCAATCGCATCATATAGGCTTGGCAATTTCAAAGAGGCATTAGAACAAGGTTTGATTGCTTGTCAAAAAGCACCTTGGATCGAAAGACTTGCAGATAATTTAGAATTTTACAAAGGAGCCGTAAATGACAATAATGCAAGTCAGGACAGTATCTAGTCCTTCAATAATTTCAAGAGTAAATTTACTAGGTGGCACAAGCCATTGGACATATAATGAACCATCAACAATGTATAATCAAACTTTAGTTACATATAATTACTATACCGGTTCTGGCAGTATGAGTATTAGAGATATTGCTCAAACAATAATGAGAGGCAGATAAATGGCAGTTTATGATATAGGTGATGTTGTTTCCCTAGGAATTAGCATTTACAATGCTTCTGGCACGCTTCAAAATGCAACAGCTGTTACTGCAACAGTTACCGCACCTGATGGCACCTCTTCCACACCTGCTGTAACCAATTCAAGTGCTGGTTTATACGATATTTCTTACACTCCTTCAGTTGCAGGTCGCTACCGAATCCGATGGATTGCAACTGGCACAAATGCTTCAGCTTATACTGATGAATTCTCAGTTCGCGATTACAATGATCTTGGAATTGTTTCTTTAGATGAAGTAAAGGCTCATTTGAATATCCCATCAACTATTACAACCGATGATGAAGAAATCCGTAGATTCATTGATGCAGCTTCTGATTTAGCCGAATCTTATGTTGGACAAATTTTAGGTCGAAAGACATTTACCTCTGAATTATATGATGGCAACAATGAATCAATTAGACTTCGCAATCCAAAAGCAATTTCTATTACCTCAGTTTATGAAAATGGCTTTCTATTAGCTTCTAATGCTTACGCTCTTGATCCAACTGGTCAAAGATTATTCCGCGTAGGCTCAGGAACTTTATATGCAACTAATTCTTATGGTTACTGGACTGGTGGAATGAATAACATTTCCATCACCTATGTTGCAGGTTGGGAAAATCCTCCAGCAGCAGCAAAACAAGGCGTTCTTGAAGTTATTCGCCACCTATGGCAAACTCAAAGAGGTGCTATGAATGTTATGAGTCGCAACCAATCAGGTGATGATTTTTATCAGGGTTCAACATATTCTCTTCCACGCAGAGCAATGGAATTACTTGATCCAATATCCTTACCGGGTCTTGCATAAATGGCAACCTCAGCGCTTCCCGGATTTATCAATGCAGTCAAATCAGCTCTAGGTTCTTATGGCTCACTTTCAGGAATTAGAATTTTTGATGGCATTGAAATTGATCAAAGTTATCCCGGCGATGCAATAGTTATTGGCAGCGATGGTAGAAATGAAGGCGATGAAGTTATTGCCGGATCAACTCGCCAAGAATATAAACAACTTGGTGCAATAAGTAAGTTTGAAGATGGTGCATTGAATTGCGTTGTTTGGGCTTGGGATGGAACAACTGATTTGAGCGCTCGCAGAACTAGGGCTTATACTTTGCTTGGTTATGTTGAAAATGTAATTCGAAATGATGTTAGTTTTGGTGGAGTAGTTCTTTATTCAGGTTTGGAAAATACATCTATGACCTATCGCCAAACAACCTCTGGTGCAGTAGTCCTTATTGACTTTACTATCACCTACAAAGCAAAAATCTAAGGAGAAAAAATGCCAAAAATCAAAAATGTATCGCCATTGGGCGATCTTATTATTCCAGCTTTAGGAATTGAAATAAAGGCTGGAGCAAGCGCTGATGTTTCTGATGAAGCGGCAGCATCTTTGCTTGAGCAATCAGAAAATTGGGCAGCAGCTGATAAGGCAGCGGCATCAATCTCAACTGCATTGTCGGATGATCCGACTGCACAGAACTAGGAGAAAAATATGGCAATTGGTTCAGGTATAGGTTCGCAGTTGGGGATTGCAACCGAAACAACATTCAATACTTCAGTCACAGTAACTCGCTTTTATGAATTTACAAGCGAGAATTTGAAATTCAACAAGAAGACAGCTGTTGGAATGGGTCTTCGTGCTGGTGGACAACTTCCACGCTCTCAGCGCCGAGTTGTAACCACAACCGATGCTGGTGGGGAAATAATGATTGATCTTCCAACAAAAGGTCTTGGATTATTACTTTCTCACGCATTAGGAAGCGCACCTTCACCAACCACAGTTACCACAGGAGTTTATTCTTATTCATTTACTCTTGGTGATGTTTATGGTCGCTCATTTACTGCTCAAGTTGGTGTTCCTCAATATGGTGGAACAGTAACCCCAAAAACTTTATCTGGTTCAAAGATTCAATCATTTGAACTTGCAGTTGCTAATGCTGGAATTGCGACAGGAAAATTCACAGTTGATTCAGCATCGCTGACAACAGGAACTTCACTTGCAACCGCATCATTCCCATCTGGAAACAATCTATTTCATTTTGCTCAAGGCGCAATTACTGTTGATGGTTCTTCAGTAGCAAATGTGAAAGATTTTTCAATTACAGTTGATAATACATTGAAGCAAGATCGATATAATCTTGGTGCTTCAGGTATAAAGGCTGAACAAGTAATCAATGGATTCCGAAAGATTGCTGGAAAATTGACTGCTGAGTTTACCGATACTTCATTCTTTACAAAGTATTACAATGACACAACAACTGCTTTAGTCCTAACCTTTACTGGTGCGGTTATTGCAAATGGTCAAAGTGAGAAACTAACAATTACAATTCCAGCAGTAAAATTTGATGCTGATACACCAAATGTGGCATCTCCTGCGGTAATTGATCTTGCTATGGCATTTGAGGCATACGATGATGGCACAAATGCACCTTTGACAATTGTTTATCAGACAGCAGACTCAAGTCTGTAATGGCTGATAATGCTTTTGTAATTGATGTCGATAGTAAGGATTATGCTCGTTTTTATGCAGCAACTCGAAAAGTCGAACCTGAAATTACAAAAGCACTTCGCAAAAGATTGACTGCAACTACTAAACCAATTACCAATGAAGTCAAACAAGCTGCTCTCAGTCTTCCTTCCAAAAGAGGGGCGACTGAGAAAGGCTCAAGGGGAGCAACTGGATTAGGTCTTAGGCAAGGAATTGCAGCAGCAGTTGAACAAAAAATTAGACCAACCGGCAAGGCTGGACTCAATGTTCGAATCAGAGTTTCAGGAACAACATTTTCTGAAAAGACTGGTAAGCCACGCAAACTTCCACGCTATGTTGAAGGATTATCTAAAAAACCTTGGCGACATCCAGTATTTGCAACAGCTGGAGCAGTCAAAGGAAGTTGGACTGGTCCTTGGGTAGAGCAAAAAGCAACACCATTTTTGTTTCAAACTGTTATGTCACATAAGCAAGAGTTCAAAGATGCGGTGTACGATTCCTTTGTGGAAGCAGTTCACGCTTCTGATATTCTAAAATCTGAAACTTTATAGGGGGAAAAATGCCATTAGTAATTAGAGAAAAATCCTACACAATTCCAAAAGAAAATGGTTCACCGGCACCAACAGGTCGGGAGATTGTTGAAATTGAAAATGCATTCAATCTTGATGGATTGGCTTTGCTTTCAACATTAGCAAATGATGAGCCAAGCAAATTGCAAGGATATTCAAAAGTCAAAGCTCTTTATGCGGTTGCTTGGATAGCAATGACTCGAGCAGGAGAAGTTTTATCAATTGATGATGTTCTCAATGAATATGCCATTGATGAGATTCAGCTTAGTGATGAGCCAGAAAAAAAAGAAGTAAAAGCCGACTAATAAGAGGCGGCACATTAGGTCGAATTAGGTCAAACCTTCCTCTCCTAATGCATACTTACCCGGGCATAACACCATTCAATGTTTGGGATATTGATATTGAAATACTAAATGATTTGATTGAGGCTGCAAAACCTAAAGAATAGGAGAAACCTGTTATGGCAATGGATGCATCAATTGGCGTAAACCTAATCGGTAGAGATGTTTCTGCTTCAAGTGCAATCAAAGGCGTGGGCGATACCGCCAAAACAACCAGCGAATCTATCAAAGATGCTGGCGTAAAAGCAGGAATTGCTTTTGCAGCAATCAGCGCTGGTGCTCTAAATGCAGCCAAAGCAGCAGCTGAAGATCAACAAAGTTCCACACAATTAGCAAATGCTTTACGAAATGTTGTTGGCGCATCTGATGCCACAGTCAAATCTGTTGAGGAATATATCAACAAGCAAACTTTGGCAACAGGTATTGCTGATGATAAATTGCGACCTGCTTTACAAAGACTTATTATGTCCACCAAAAATGTTGGTGAGGCACAAAAACTTACAAATCTTGCAATGGAAATTGCAACCGCAAAACACATCGATGTTCAAGATGCAGCAAATGCTCTTGCTAAAGCACACGATGGAAATATGGGCGCACTCAAGCGTTTGGGCGTTACACTTGATGCTACAACTATCAAAAACAAAGATTTTGGAAAAGCAGTTGTTGAATTAGGCGATCAATTCAAAGGCTCACTTGCTGCAAATGCTGATACTGCTGCTGGCAGAATGGCAATTATGAGCAACTCTTTGAATGAAGCTAAAGAGTCAGTTGGTTATTCTCTACTTCCAGCACTTGAATCTTTGACTAAAGTATTTCAAAAGATTGCACCATTTATTCAAGAACATAGTGAATTGATTGGCAAAACAGTTCTTGTAGTTGGTGCTTTGGCTGGAGCTATTATGCTTGCCGGTGCAGCTGTAAAAGCCTATGAAACCATTACAAAGGCAATGGCAATTGCTCAAGGTTTATTGAATGCAGTAATGAGCGCTAACCCAATTGGGCTAGTCATTGTGGCGGTAGCCGCTTTGACAGCAGCTCTTATTTATGCTTACAACCATTCAGAGAAGTTTCGTGAAATCATTACTGGTGCTTTTGATGCAGTCAAAAATACTGCTCAATCTGTTGCAAACATTATTGGCGCAGCATTTAGAATTGTATTTGATGGAATCAAGATTTACATCAATTCAATTATTAGTTTGGCAAATATAGCAATTCGCGCTTTGAATGCAATCAATGTTTCAGTTCCTTCTTGGGTTCCGGGCATTGGTGGAAAGTCATTTGGTTTTGATCTTAGGCAAATTCCAATGCTTGCTGATGGTGGAATAGTTACCAGACCAACTCTTGCAATGATTGGCGAAGCAGGAGCAGAAGCTGTAATTCCTCTTTCAAAAGGTGGAATGGGTAGCGGAGTAAATGTTGTGGTCAATGTTGGCGGTTCAATAGTTCAAGAACAGGATTTGGCAATTACAATTCGTGATCAAATTGCCATTCTTATGCGCCGGCGAGGTTTGAATCCATCAATCTTGGGGGTATAAATGTCATTGCTTGATGGCACAAATGCGCCAACAATTTCAATTGATTTTGATCTTGGAAATAAAGGTTATTTTACTCTTGGTATTTCAACTCTTGGTGGAGCAGATGTTTTAGGTTCACCTGCTTCAACTCAATGGTCTGCAATCACAACAACTGATATTCGCAAAATGACTATTCGCAGAGGTCGCACTCGAGAAGATCAAGCTAATCAACCCGGTGTTTTGACCCTTACTCTTGAAAATTATCAAAGCCAATATGATCCTGATAATTCTTCTTCTTCCTATCAATGGAATGGTTATTCAATTCTTACTAAAGGAATGGGCGTTCGAGTAAAAGCTACTTGGTCAGGAATTGATTACATCATCTACAGAGGCTATCTTGAGCAATTAGATACCGATATGAGCCTTGATCCAGTTGTAGTGATGAACTTTACCGATGCATTAGCTCAAGTTGGTTCATATACTCTTGCAGAAATTTCTTCAGCTTATTCAGGAGATACAACTGCAACTCGAGTTGGTCGAATTCTTGATGCAATTGGCTGGTCATCCTCACTTCGTTCTTTGACTGGCTCTCGGACAATGAAACCAACAATTTACAAGGCAACAGC